TGCTTCTCTTCTGATCTGGTTGTCTGTCGCACCAACTCAGTCATAGCGTCAGCTAACTTTGAGATACTGTTTTCAATCCTTACATTAGCTTCTTTTAGCGCTTTAAACTCTTCAATACTACTCATCATCAAAATGCTCTAGTTCTCGTTTAATAACCGTCTTAATAATCCAGATTGCGGTTGTTAATGACACGCTGAACATTACTGCTAGACATATTCCGAGTAATTCTCTGCTTACGTCCATTAATGCCTGCTCCCCTAAATACGCTTAGCAGCAATCCAATATCAGCAATTAACATAAAATAGCCATAGGTGTTATAAATACTTATACGTCCTATTAGCTCCTCAAATGCCACTAAGAAACAGAATATCATAATAGCAAACTGAATTATTAGGCATAATGCAGCCTTTTCATAAGTAGTGATGCTTATCACCCCTAGAAACACAACGATAACCCAAGCTTTAGCGGCCATTGCCACAAAGAACCACGGATCAGGGAACAAGAATAAAAATACTGCTGATAGGATGAAGTCTACAAACATTAAGAATGCCGTATATCCATTCCTCCCTATAGCCGCAGCATAAACCGCAGCTATAAAGAACATCAGAAACAGAATAGCATCAATCATTTCTTGCGATTCTTGCTAGGTTTTGGTTTTGATGTGTATTGATTTTTCTTAGCTGGTGTTTTTTTAGCAGCCATTTTGCAGCCTCTTCTGATTGGTTGATTTCGTGCAGTATAACAACTGATAGCCAGATGGACAAAATACCTAGTAGTGATAGTCCTATGATGCTTTCCATTACTTGGACTTCCACTTAGCTATGCCACCCTCAATGAAACCGCCACCGAAGTAAAATGTCACAATGGCAAACATGATCTCACCTATGTAAAACTCGCTTATGACCTGTTTAGCCTGATCAATATCCGCTTGACCAGCTAGCGTCATACCTAACACAAGCACAAAGCACCCGATAAAGGTAAACGTAAAGATCAATGCTAAATACCGTTGAGCCACCTTAAACGGGGCATAGGCGTTAATTAGATCAATCTTTGCTTTAGTCTTAGCTTCGATCTCTTCTTCTTTGCTGGTGTGCATGTCATCAATTAAATCAATGCCTGATTTGATAATGTCACCAGAACCTAGAATCTTTCCAATAATTGCTGGAATCATTTTTACTCTCCTGGCTTATAAAGCTCAAAGTGTGGACCATCGAAAAAGCCGTTAAAATCCCCACCCCACTTAACTTTGTGATCAATCAATCCCAAACTGTACAGCTCGTCTGCGATCTGAAAAATACGCCCTGCCAGAATAGTGAATGCCTTCTTATCATTCCAATCAATCGGATAAGGAGCGGCATCAACCGCCATAGAAGGCTGTGAATTGTGTTTAGAGTTAGGCCATAGCACCTTGGTTGTATTAGCTCTGAACGCTGTGTCCTGTTCTTTCTCTGTTCTGTGCCCACATAGAATAGAAATATCTGTGTACTGGATAGCCACTTCAAATATCTTTTGTAAGTCTGGGTGGCATGATTCCAGCCTAGTCTTACTTGTTATTCCGTATCTATAGCTCACTGTATAAACCCCTCTAAACAGATCATCAGAATTAAAATGAAAAATAACCAGCCGTTAGACATAGCCCATCTCTTCCCACATATCAGCAAAATCATCAGGATTTCGAATGTCTCGCTGCCTTGATTGGTGTGATTCAATCGCTCGTCTTTGTGCGGTCTTTTCCGCATTTGCTTTAGTTTTCTTGGCCTCAACGCGTTCTGCCTGTGTTTCGGTAAAAATTAGATTCTTTAGTCTTGGATGCTCCATATAACCCCCTAAACAAATAATCCTAAGATAGCTCCCAATGGAGCAAAGAAGATACCCGCGACACGAGCAAGCATTAGCCCTGTTGATTCACCACCTTGAATAAGCTCAACAATGTTTAAACCCCACCCAAAGACACCTACAACCATCAAGGCAACCCAAAACATAACAGCTAAACTATCTTTCATAATCTCTCCCCAATTTGACTTGTTCGGTAATTCCGAACAACTGATTATTTCTTAAACTTAACCGACTTGATTACTCCGAATATGCCAACAAATAAATCCTTATTAAACGACTTGAACGGTTGTACTACCAGTTGATCACCATGTTCAAATTTAATAATTATTTCTCGGCCTGTTTCGTTAGTTAGCATCATTTTTTATTCTCCATTCGCAGCGAATAAACGCCATCTTTAATCCCTTCACCTTCAACCCAAATACAGCCAGCCTTCACCCACTCGCCAACTGTCTTTGGTGTGCGGTTAATCTTTCGTGCAAAAGCTGCTAGATTTCCGTCATGGTTTACGTTTATGTAGTGTCTTAGTGTTACTGCTTTCATTTTTTGTCCTTCTGAATCAGCCATCGCCATCGCCATCGCCATAGCCATCGCCATCGCCATCGCCATAGCCATAGCCATCGCCATCGCCAGAGCCATCGCCATAGCCATAGCCATCGCCATAGCCATAGCCATCGCCATCGCCATCGCCATAGCCATCGCCAGAGCCAGAGCCATCGCCATAGCCATCGCCAGAGCCATAGCCATCGCCATCGCCATAGCCAGAGCCAGAGCCATCGCCATAGCCAGAGCCTTTCATATCCGTTTTAGTTAGGCTTTCCATTCGCTTACACCTTCAATAATATCCTTTGCTGTTTTTGTACAAGGGATAATCTCAATAACTTCAGTCAATGTAATGCTTGAAATTGGAGCAGGAAATTTACATTGGTCCGGCTTGGAAATGCCTTCACCTGCAACTTGCGATAATGACGCAGCACCCTGCCAATACCAAAGGCGGCGAGTATTTTTTAATACCACTTCCATTCCTTCACGCGAAACAAGATAACCCGCATGAACACCAGCAGAACGAGTGCGAACTACAACATAGTCACCTTCTGGTTTTTCAATCTCACTTACTGAATCTTTAGGTACATAAAGAACGCCATTCATTTCAATTTCATTAATTTTTGTACTTTCCATTTTTATATCCTGCTTAGTTGTTTTCTTAATTTCTGTATATAACCATAACAGCTTTCGTTAATAAAGCAAACGTTATTTGTAATTATTTTCTAATTCTTTGCATTTATCCCGATACTTCTTCCTGATTCCTTGTATCTGCTCAATTGTTAATTTCAGTGGATCGTGCGGACCTTCCAGCCAATCTATAGCCTCTTGCCCTATCTTTCTTACCAGATTGATTCGGTAATCAACTATGTTTCCTGATTTATGGTTATTACACACACTGCATTGCTTATGACAGTTTAACTCTTCAAACCTTAATTCAGGATTAGCGCCAACCGTTCTGTAATGCCCTGCGTGATACTGCCCTTGGTGATGGCGACCGCAAGATATACACGGCTCGTCTTTATCTCTTAATCGAATAAACTTATTAAACTCAGCTTGTGCTAACTTCATCCATTCGGATTTAGTCATTAGCTTTTTCTTGCGCTCCTTTAGCTCCTTGGCTTGCTTCTTAGCCTCTTTCTTTCTTGCGTATTCAATCCCACACTTAGGGCTGCACACCAACTGAGTGCTAACCCAAGGCGTAAACTCAGCTTTACATTCGTTGCACTTCTTTGGTTTAGGCTTACGCTCCATAATGATTCATCTCTTTTCTGCTATTGGCGTTCTGACTTCTCCAAACCTCTACCCGCTTCTCTGCTATGGTCATTCTCCATCTAAGGCTTTCTGACTGCTCTATAGCCTGCTTTAGCCCTTCTAATAGCTCTGTATACTCTTGATGTGAATAAGCGTAGGATTCGCGCTCCTGACCTGTTTTAAGCCCTTTCTGTTCAGCCTCTACCATGAGTAGTGCTTTCTTAGATTTACGAAACTCTTTCAGGTACTCCGCTTCTGCTTTGGCTTTTGCATAGTCATCTACAGAGTTGCGCCAGTCGTTGATTAGTTTCTCGATGTTCATTTAAGCCCCTTGAATATGTGCGCTATAACATCAACCGTCCAACCATTACCTAATGCCTTATAGCACTGAGAATTACTAACACCTTTATTTTGAACATAACTATCAGGTAAAGTTTGTAACCGTTCGCATTCTGTTATGCTGTAACGCCTAACAACATCAGGATCGATTACTAGAATATCCATATCTGAATGATTGCCACCCGAATTCGCCCCGCCTGTCAAGCATGAGGCTTTTGATTGATTGAATTTAACTTTCAATCTTTTGTCAGTTTTAAAATATGGAACAACAGAATCTTTATAAACAGTAGTCAAACAGTTAGCCTTACCGTCAGCTCTTACTTCTAAATACTGGCTTATAGGTATATTTTTATTGTAATCCTCTCTTTTCCTAAGATCGTTTAATCTTCCTCCGACTATCCGTGCGCCTAATCCGCATGAATCAAGATCAGGTTGTAAAATATCAGAAAGCACAACACCCTTATCTTCTGGCTGTCCAAACTCCCAATTAGCCCAGTAGTAACGTTTCCTCTCTTGCGCTGAAACTAACAAGCTATTGATAAAGACAGGTTCAACGCCTAATAGATTAGTAATTACATCAAGGTATTCTTTTTTCATGCGTACATTCTCAAGCATGAATTTAACGCCAGGATTAACCGCTTTGATATGGTTAAGAATATTTAGATACTCAAAGAATAATGCGCTTCTAGGGTCGTCAAAAGCTAACTGCTTACCTGCAAAACTAAACCCTTGACATGGTGATCCGCCAATTAATAAATCAATACTAGCCCAGTCAATATTCCATTCTCGCCACTTGGTAACATCACCTAGCTGTATAGTGTTTGGATAGTTAGCCTGCGTAACCTTGATAGCGTATTTATCAACCTCAGCCGCATAGTAATTACTAACTTTAAATTCAGCTCTTTCTAGTGCGACTTGCCCGCAGCTTATGCCATCAAATAAACTCAATACATTCATCTTCTCAACTCCCGCTTTAACTGATTACGCTCTTTATACAAACTCTTAACCGATGCTCTTAGCTGTTTATTCTCGTTTCTTAATCGGCTTATCTCTAAGTGTTGTTGTGTTATTTGCTGGCTGTCTTTCTTTCTGTAGTGTTCTTGTGTGTCCATCATGTTAAAAGTCCTCTGAGCTAATTGGCCTGTTGTCTTCTACTTCACTTAATCTCTTGATTCTATCTGCATGAACATCACGAAAAACACCACCCTCAAGCGATAGATAACCCGTACCAGATTTACCCCAACGATTAAGTCTTACTATCGCCTCTGTTAGCGCTGGATCATCACAGTTTTCGTTATAAACACCTTCTCTATACAACCCAACCCATTGATCACAATCCTGCTCAATCTGCCCTGTGTCCCTTCCGTCACTTGGAAATGGGCGCTTATCCGGCCTACCTTCTAGCTGTCTATTTAGCTGAATCAGAAGCAACACAACGCATCCTAATTCTTTAGCTAGGTTTTTAAGCCCTTTAGTAATCTTCCCATAGGCCAAATCATTTCTTTCTGCTTTCTCGCCTTCCATTAAAGTCAGATAATCAACGCAAACTAAATTAACAGGCTGCTTTCTGTGAAGGTTTCTTACTTCACGCTGTAAGTACCCAATTGTTATTCCTGGCTTCTCGCACATATAAATGTTTTTGCCTGCCAGCCTTTTAGTTCCAGCACCTACATTGGCGCTTGTCGCTTCATCCCATATCTTGTAAAGATCGCCCATTGAAGCGCTTGATGTTGTAGCAAGCATTCGCTCGTAAGCTGATATATTTGGCATCTCAAGATTAAACATAGCTACGGTCTTATCTTGTTGTGCAAAGTGATCTGCCATTCTTGCCAAGAAACTTGTTTTACCCATCTTTGGTCTTGCGCCAACCACAAACAAAGAACCATCAGGTATATATGCCGGAGCCAATACTTCATCAAGTGATGGTATCCCTGTCGTGTGACCTGTAATTTCACCATTCTGTCTTTTCTCTGCCAGATCAACCCAATCCCTTGCTACATTCTTAATGTGCTTTAAGCCCGTCTCGTCCGTTTCTAGCGTGTTTTCCTTGATGTTGTAGATTAGGCTATCAAGCATCCCTAAACGCTGCGAGATCGTCCCTGAGTCCCTATCCTTGATGTTTTGAATGGCCTCAAACAATTTTCTTTCTGCGTAACGCTCTATTGATTGATCTCTAACGATGGTTGCATATTCGACCAAGTTATCATTTAGAACGGTTTCTTCTGTCATGCTGGCTAGTCGAGCCATGCCTCCATAAAGATTGTATTCCTCTATCCCTTCTAGTCTCGAGTCAACAATAAAAGGATCAAAGCCTTTTCCCTTTGAATTTAAATCACAGATAGCTTTATAAACTAATCGTGCAAATTCATTCTGGAAGTTTGCTGGCTTCAAAGTATTTAGAATTTTGTAGGCTATAGGCGAATCTCCTGTTTCAAGAAGAATTAACCCACCAATTACCCTTTCTTCTGCTTCGTTTTTATTCTCCATTGGTAGCCACCGCATCCTTAACTTCTGCATAACAACGATCTGAAATGAAGTAATCAAACTTACAGATTCGAGTATTGCCTTGGTTGGTTTGGTAGGCTTGAGTCATCCATTGGCAATGATGGTTTATTGCGTCTAAATAAATCGAGAATCGCTCTATTGTTAGTTTGTTCTTCTTAACAAAGTTTCTCAGTTTTGTTTTACGTGAGTCCGTAAGAGTTCCGACTCTTGTATTGTTTGGTAGCTTCTCGTGATAAAGATCAATATACGACTTATAGTCAAACTTAACCTTTTTAACTTCCTTTCCTGATCCTTTCTTAATAAGAAATTCAACCGCATTAGAATAAGACCTAGACTCTGACTCCATAAGTTTTCTTACTAATTCATCAGCTTCCTTACTGATTGTTATCGCCTTGTTAATCTTCATACGCCCCATTCCTCTTTTCTGCGCTTCATTAATTCAAGGTATCGCTTATAAGCGCCAGTCTTATGCTGGCTGAACCCTAAACCTTTGCACCAATAGTCATTTCTCAATAAAGACTTACAAACTCTTCTCCAGCTTGGAACATCACGCTTATTCTCTAGCGCCAAATCTGCCTCATCTGGTATCCCTTCCTTATATCCTCTTTCTTCCCACCATCGACAAAATAATAAAATCTTATTCTCGTAATGCTCTTTTGTTTGTGGAGGCATAGACTCAATAAGCATGTTTGCAAAAGACTTCCATGTATGGCCTTCAGGCTTTTGAATTTTGTGATACCCGTTAATATTTCCATTCTCTTGAATATACAAAGCACCTGAATTAGCACCACTTACCCTAGATACAATCTTGCACCATGTTTCAGGCTCAATTAAATGAAACAACCACAACCCTCTGCGCTGATCATCGCCGTATGGCTGGCATATACGCTGCTGGTGGATTGTAAGACCCGCTTTGTGCATCCAATCATAAAGCTCGTTATGACGCTTCTCTGGAAATTTAGCGTGGTAAATCCAGATATCCTCAGTTTTCCAGTCATAGATTGGGTAGACGTTAAAAACATTATCAGTAACTTTAGTAGTCCACTGAAGATTGTCTTTAGTTATCTTTGATGTACTGGCAATGGTTCTGAATCGGTTTAATGATTCATCTGTGCGAATGCCAACCATGCAAGCAGTAGATTTGCCTTCTGAATACCACTCACCAAATAACGGTACAAAATCCTCGAACTCCATGCCTTTTTCAAAGAAATCGAAATACTCTTCTGAATGAATAGCGTCACTAGGAAGCTCTCTTATCCAATCATCCTTTCTGTCATCATCCCAGCAAATCCATTGAGGCTCATAAACGCTAACAGCATTCCTTAAAGAAATAGGAAGGCAACACCAATAAAGATCAATGCAATCGTCGTACTCTTTAAATACCTCCTCCGCATGCTCAATGGTTAATTTGTACTGCCCTTCAAGATCAACAATAAGAACACCAAATTTAACACCACGCTTTCTAGCCTCATCTGCTGCTAAATGAATCATTACTGTTGAATCTTTACCAGCAGAAAAAGAAAGGTATACGCGCTCAAAATTATCAAATGTATAACTAATGCGCTCTTTTGCTGCTTCTAATACATTCTTACCTAGTCCCAACTTAGGCATGATATCTCTCCCAATACTTAATCCAAAAATCCGCTTGATCGTTCGCTAGCCTTTGCTGCTTCTCTGATAAATAAGACCAAGCTTTTCTAACAATATCTTCAGGGCAGTTGTTTGCATAAGCGCAAGCCGCATGGCCAATCCAAGCTTTTCTGTTTTGCGTTCTATTGCTTAGATTGTGTTCGCAAGACTTTACCCAGTCACAAACTACTTTACCCATCCACAACCCATACAATTCGTGATTACCAGTAAACTTAATAGCCCAATCTAAATATCTCTTTTTATCGCTTACTGATCCCCACATATTGTATTGAATCTCTTCCCACTCCCAATACGGATGATACTTTCTAATCAAGGCTTTCTGTGTCACCGTCAAAATCCTTATCGGTTAATATTTCCGCTTCCCATGCTTCTGAGAATTCTTGATCCTGGAACATCTCAGCCAATCCAGTGATTTGAGATAAGCGCAGCACCTCGTCTTGATCCATACCTAGCTGCTTCGCAATTTTCTTAGGCGACCAATTCCTGCGTTTTAGGTCTAAGACAATATCAGCCATAGCCTCAACTCTATGTTTGCCCCTAGCGCGATTATGGCGAATAGTGGAAGCTACTCGGTCGTTATGCCCTTCTTGAGATTGCTTAATGATAACAGTAGGAAGGTAACCTTTAACGCGCTCTGATACAGTCTTAGACTCTTTCCCGACTCTATGCCTATGGAAACCATCAACAACCTCTACATGACCATCATGAGGCCAGCTAACAATTGGTTGAGTGTATCCATCATTGGTAATCGAAAGCTCTAGCAGTTCCATTTCAGGTGGTGCTACTGAGTTAGGGTTGTAGTCATTAGCTTTCACTAAGTCGTTAGTAACCCATCGTACGAAATCAACAGGCTCGTCTTTGAAAGGACTGATCTGGTGAATCATTTCACGCACTTCGTTAATAGCGTCTACTTGATCTTCTAAAAGCAAAGCGTCCAATTCAACACATAACGCCTCAGCCAACTCTAATATCTTTTCCATTTCTCTCTCCTTTGTAAGTACAGATTAAAAGTATTAGGAAATAATAGTTTTGTAAAGGCTTTTTTTTGGTTTTTTGAAATTAACTATTTTGGAAGGCTAAATTTAGACAATAGTGGTCATTAGAGGCGGGGGTAACATGGAATAACAATCACCAGCGCTCTTTTATCTTCTATGTACTTTAATCAATCTATTATCGGGCATACAAATTTGGTCAGATTAAGGGGGCATAGACCACGGTAGCACCACACCGCATGTCTTGATTCAGGTCACAACTCCTGATCAAGAATCCACATTACTAAAACCCGTTTTAGCGCCGCCTCTAAAGCGCCGATCAACTAAAGCTGCCATCTTTGATTTGTTCTATGAATTGGCTCTAAGGCCGAAGAACTCCACACAGTATTTATTGTCGCTGCCGTTGGGGCGATCCCGACCGACTTTTAAGATGGAAATGGCACCCCGTATAGGATTCGAACCTATAACAATCTCGTTAGAAGCGAGATACTCTATCCAATTGAGCTAACGGGGCACACTAAGGCGTGGAAGTAGAAAGAAAAAACAGACATAAAAAAAGGGCTTATTGATGATAGCCGTTAGGAATGGGCGCATATGTTAAGCACCACCGACCATCTCAATAAACCCTCTAACATATTGCTTTTCAGCTTTCGGTTCCTACGCCGACAATTATTATTTTAGCCATCTGAACTGAAATAGCAAGCAAAAAAAAGGCGCTAAATGCGCCATGTGTGTTAAGTATGCAATTTGTACGATCTATAGCCGCCAATTGTGATCGTTTCGATGGCCCAGCCTCTTCTTACGGCCTCGAATAGAACTCTTCTATAAAATCCAGCACTTTCAAATCTAATGTATTTTGAGTAATGCTTGTTCGCCCAGTATTGGAGCGTATTTCTTCCACAACCATATTTTAGACAGTGAGAGTATTCGCTTTTGTATAGACTGCATAGGTGCTTCCAGCCTAAACGAAATTTAACTTCATCCATAACTAACCTCTCTTGTTTGTGTATGGGCTGTTAACACCAAAACCCACTTGTTCCTTTTAATATATGGTGATACTTAGCACCCCATAGGATTTTTGGCTCACCCGCATCACGTTTACGCTTTGCAAACTCATGGGCTTTTGCTTGGCGTTTATTCCTAGCTTTCAACCATTTATTATTGCGCTGTGCTTTTTTCATAACTCTCTCCTAATGTAAGTTAGACTTTGCAGTCTATTGTTTCATGGCTAACCTGCCACCACTCATTATCGTTGTGATCTTCATAATTGCTTATTTCGTCACGGGCTAATTTTAATTGCTCTAATACATCACCATGCTCTGACTTATCTATCACCTGATACCCTAAATCCTCCAGGTGCTTAATGATGTCCTCAGTGTCTATGAATGCTAAAGCGCCTTTGTCGCCTTGTTCGAATGTTATGTCGGTCATTATTTGCACTCCTTTTTAGCCGCCTTAACAATTAAGTCACTAGCAATATCTATTTGTGATCTAATCGGGTCGCTGTTCTGCTTTCTCTTGTCGCTTAATCGCTGCAACTCTTCGTGTGCTTTTTCTGATACTTTAATTAGTTTGAATTTCATTGCTTGCTCCTTGTTTGTTCTGGTAACAATAGCATAACTTTTAGATAAATGAAAAGTTTATCTTTTTGTTTGACATGATTATCTTATGTGTTATTCTGAATGAACAATAAGGAGAGAGATTATGTATCAGCAATATAAAATCAAATACGGATACCATGATTTAGATATGTATATGTCAGGTGATTTTCCATCAACAACACTGATCAAGGTTTTCGGTTGTTGGTTGACTAGAAAATTGGATGAAAAAAGAGGTATCAAAAATGCCAAGTAATTTACCAGATGGTTGCACACAAGCAGATATAGATAGTTATTACGGATGGGATTGCGAAGAATGCCCAGAGTGCGATTCACCGCTAGAAGTGGAGGGTGATAAATGGGAAGGCTCAAAGGTTTGCAGTAATGAAGATTGTGATTATGAAGATCACTGGGACAATTTGCCGTAGGAGAGAGAGATGAAAACAAGCGATTCAATTAAAGAGTTAGCAGCGGCCTTATGTGAGGCTCAAGCACACATGACAGCAGCAAAGAAGGATAGTAAAAACCCTTTCTTTAAATCTAACTACAGTGATCTAGGTAGCGTTATTAAGGCCATTAAAGAAGCGTTCTATGAAAATGGCTTAAGTTATGTTCAGTCGCCATTAATGAATGATGTAGGTGTTGGCGTTACTACTCGATTAATGCACAAATCAGGTGAATGGATTGAAGATACCTTGGTACTTCCACTGAGTAAGCGTGACCCTCAAGCGGCTGGTTCAGCAATCACATACGCAAGGCGCTACTCACTCCAAGCCATTGCTGGCGTACCAAGTGCTGATGATGATGGCGAGTTTGCTATGGATCGAGTAACTAACAAAAAGCCTCAGTACATGGAGCTACAAAAGCACCTTCCTAAGATGATTGAGAAAGTAGCTAGTGGAGAGTCTACGCCTGAACAGATCATTTACGACCTAGAAACTAAGTACACAGTAGACGATAAAGTTAAAGCTAAGATCATGGAGATTAACAATGGAAATTAGTCAGCGTTCAAGTGAGTGGTTCGCAGCCAGAAGAGGTCGTATCACGGCCTCTATCGTTGGCGCGATTCTAGGTAACAATCCGTACAAATCGCGTGATGATGTTATGCGTGATAAGGTGCGCCAGTCGTTCGGTCTTGAACAAGAGTTTCAAGGTAATGACGCAACTCGGTTTGGTGAGAAGTATGAGGATTTAACCATTCAGGAATACTTCTTTACCACTTCAAAGCACATTGAAGAATCAGGCTTAATCATCCATAAGGATTATGATTACCTTGCTTGCTCACCAGATGGTTTGTTAGATGAAAATGGTGGGCTTGAGGTAAAGACTCCATATAGAGCTAAAAAAGCCTACAGCCTAGCTGAGAAAGCCTACTACCGTGATCAAGTCATGTTCTCTATTATTGTGGCTGATAAGCAGTATTGGGATTTTTATTGTTGTGTGCTTCAAGAGAAAGATGGGAGTCTGCTAAACATAGATGATCACCTTGAAACAGCTACACGAGAAGAAGCGGAATCTTGGTGGAGTGAAAACTTCCCTAAGCTGGAAGCATTCTATCAAGAGTTTAAAGCTATCATTGCGGATGAAAAGTTAGCTAAACCCTATCTTGAGCCAAAGGTTAAGGATGTCTCAGATGATAAGCAGTTTATTATTCTTGAGTCATCCTACGCTCAAGCTAAATCTGAATTTGACAAGGCAGAGGCAAAGCTAAAAGAAGTTAAGGATCAGATGATTGAGTTTGCTAAAGAGGCAGGCCAATCAATTGAAGGTAATTACAACAAGGTTTTAAAGGTAACACGCAAAGGCTCAATTAATTACAAGAAAGTGCCGCAACTTGAAGGTGTAAATCTTGAAGAGTACCGTGGTAAATCAACTGAATATTTCACAATTAAGTAAGGATTAAATAATGCACTCAGTAACAGGTAAACTAAATCAAGCAGCCAATCAATTCCAAGCTGGTGAATCAGTAGGGTTTGGTATTCGTTTGGGCGTTAAGTATCGCGACCCTAAAACTAAACAAGATGAATGGACTAATTACCAAGCAGCAATTTTTGCTAAATCACCAGGGCAGATTGCTTTCTATCAGCAAGCATTAGTTGAGGGAGCAATCGTTACGGTAACCGCAGAGCAATTGAAGATTGATTCTTTTGAAAGTCAGACTGGTACTAAACTAACTATTGATATGCTTAATGCTCGAATTGGTTATGTTTACAACCCTAATCAGCAACCTGCACAACAATCAGCACAGCAGGGATATCAACAACCTCAGCAAATTCAACAGCCACAACAGGGATATATGCAGCCCAACGGCCAGCCTATGAATCCTCAGCAGGTCCAGCAAATGCAACAGCAACCTATGCAGAACGGCATGAATCCAAACGATCCACCCTTCTAGCAGATAGCAAAAAGGCTACCTACTTGGTAGCCCTCTCACTTCAAATTAGTTTTCACACTCACTAGACCATAGTTAATGTGAAGGAATCATTATGGCGAAACAAAGAAAGAAATACAACCCGTTAAAGTCTGCTCAGTCATGTGCCAAGGCAGGATTAAAAGATTTAATCATCACATTCAACGCTGAGGATCAGGCTTGTAAGGTTCGATCTATCAAGTCAGGCAAAGAGTTAACCGTATCAAGAAACATGTTTAATGCGGTTTGGAAATTCCGCTATAAATGGGGATTGTGGTTAGCTGCTCTAATCAAAGAGAAGAACGGTAAAGAGGCATACACTTGGGTGGAGGTTGAATCACCTTTCCCTGTCTACCATGAAGAGATCAATGACAGCCTCTCTGATCAACATGCAGCCTTTATTGCAGAAGAGAAGGCAAAAGGTAATCAGATCATTAATCTTGGCTGGCTGGCTTCTCATGAAGGCTTAGGGTTAGATAGTGATAGAGTCGAATTCTTGCTTGAGGCGGCTGGTGTATGAGTAGTAATCGTTGGCAGGACTGGGAGCTTAAGGATTTAAGGAAGAACTACGGAAAGGTAACATCAAAGATACTAGCAAAGCGCTACAACAAAACACCATCGGCAGTACAGACAATGGCTTGGAAGTTGGGCGTATCAGGTAGAGGAAGAAAGATAGAAAAAGAAAGTAAGGTTAATGAAGAACTGCTTGAATATGTAAGCTATGGATTTAAACCCTATCAAATAGCTAACATTATGGGTATGAATGAAGAACGTGTGAAAACAATTATCAGAGGGCATAGTTAATGAAAGACTTGATCAATCTAGTAACAAAGTGGGCAGAAGATCGTAACCTTGTGAAAGGCGCTACACCTAAAGACCAGTACATGAAGCTTATTCAAGAAGCTGGCGAACTGTCAGACTCTATCTGTAAAGGTAAGGACGCAGCAGACGACATAGGAGACTGTACAGTAGTTTTAATCATTTTAGCTGCGCAGTTAGGACTAGACTTTGAAAAGTGCCTAGAAACGGCTTACAACGATATTAAAGACCGTAAAGGTGTAATGATTGATGGTGTGTTTGTTAAGTCTGCAGACTTAACGGACGTTGCTATATGAGAAGCCACGGCAACCCAAATAACCCTGCAAGCCCCTGCCCTGAGTGCGGGCAGGCTTGCGTGTTGATTGGATCGCAACGGCTTAAAATGTGTACGTGTGGCTGGCGTGATGACAATTGGGTTCTTGAGAAAGATCAGGAACCCATGTATGGATAAGGGCGTAATGCCCTTAATTTAACCTTATAACCCCAGATATTGACACACCTGTTGAACCTCCAAATACATCAGAGGTGCTAACATTTCCATCGTTCGTTCCAGACGAGTTTGTTAGAAGTTTTAGTGCAATTAAATTGCCGCTAGTCATTTTTGCAGTATATCCAGAATATCCGGCAGGTATAGTTACTCTAAGGTCTGCCGCGCTTAAAACTGACTCAGCACCTGCAGTTGTTACTAAGCTTGTAATATCAAATGAGATATCACCAGTACCATTCAGCGATGTCCAGTTTATGTCGATATTCACGTAGGCAATCTGACCGGATCGTTGAACTAGAACTGAATTTGATGTAATTGTATGTCCTGTGGTGGTTCCCCCCACATTAATAACTGCTTGCCCTGTTTTAAACCATTCATTGCCAAAATAGGGATCTGATGTATCTTGATCGTAAATCCGGCCAATTCTAGTATTTGTACCATTGTTTGTTATACCTGATGCACCAGTATATAGGGTTACGTTGTCAATAACGCAGTTTTCGCAAGTAGCATCTTGAATAGTGATGATTTTGATAGTGCTATCTTTAATAACTACTGAATTGCTATCACCCTCTACTCTCACTACGTTGTTATGGAATGCTCCTGTTATGCCCCCATTAGTACAGTCTATAAATACTGTATTACTAACACCTTCAAAATCTCCACCTGTAAACTGCAAGTTTAAACAACCATCAGCATACAAATGATTTCCTGTGTGACCTTCTGAATCAAAGTCAATAAAATGACTATTGTTCCCTCCGATGCAGCGAATTGCCTCATCAGTTGAGTTTTGAGCGCCACATTGGATAAATGTATTTGCGTTCGGACCAGTAACTCCCCCACCAAACAAGAAGAACCCTTTTCTATTTCTGTGTGCTGGAATAGGAATCCATGAGACATCTGGGTTTGTTAGTGATACAGCGATACCAGACACAACAACCCGCTTAAATGTATTTAATAGTGAGTTCTCAATAACAACACCATAGCCGCAATATGGGATATTGATATTCTCAAATACTGAATAGGCAACTGTATCAATATGCAATGCTGCCCCAGTCCCGTCACCGCCAGCAATTGTTATATCTCTGAACACCCATTTATTGCGAATTGAACCAGCACCTTGACCGCCTGCATTGACATAGATTATGTCGGCATTACCGCTATTCTCCCACCATATAGAGGCATTACCACCTTCAACAACCATAGGTGTATCAAAAGTAATAGTGCTAGATGTGATCATTCTAGCCCCTTGCAAGTCTAATCCACTAACTTCACCGTTGTTTACGAGTGTTTCAGCGTGGTTTTTAGCTGCTGCAAGAGCGATAGTATCATCTGTTACACCATCCCCTTTTACACCAAAAGACTTTACCTTTACAAGCGGTTCAACCTGAATAGAAGCCACATTACCATTCACCAACGTATGATCGCCATATTCATCAGCCGATTGCGGTGTAACAATTAGATAGTTAGCCCCACCACCATCACCAGCAGAGTAGTATCCCTGTGTTTGGACATTAACACCAGGAACCAATAATGCGCTTGTACTGGCTTTCAATGCCGCCACAGTTGGGAAGATGAGTAACTGACCATTGCCAACAACCAAAGCACCTTCCACTAGCTCTACGTTTTCCAAGCCTGTTAGATCAGTTTTCCATCGCATAAAGTTTTGGGATACTGGATCAGGCAGGGATAAAGTAGAAGCGCCCTGCAGTGACTCTTGGAACTGTAGCGTCCTGCCTGTTTGCTCAAGAATCTGCTTAATCTGGCTTACCTGACGGTCATTGTCATCGTTAACAGTCTCGGGAAGAAAGTCTCCGTTATTTTGATAATCAACAGTTCGATCATAAGGAATAGCAGAAACAATAGTTACCGCATCACCGTTATTAAGGGGGGTGTTAAATGTGATAAATCCACCAGCCTCTTCACCGATAGTCCCTGTATCAACAACGTAATCAGTGGTTAAATCTGCTGAATCATCTGGTGATTGTCCTGATGGTGTAACGTATACATTAAGGTCCGTATTGGCATAAATCTTAAACGTGTAATTAAA